TGGGTTGATTATCATGTAGTTACAACGGATGGGGTAACTGACAGGACAGGTAACACTACTTTAACCAATGCTAATTTAGGCGCGGGGGCGACATTTAATGGAATCCCATCCGTCAGGTTCAACGGAGTAAGTTCTAGGATTGACGCACTATTGTCTTCCATCTCACATCCATTCGCTATGTCTGTGTGGTGTGATTTTGATGTACTCGGTGATACAGTGATGGGAGTTGCAGACAAGTCTGTAACAAATAGATTCCATAGGGTATCTACCAGCTCCGTTTCAAATAGTTTGTTGGCTCAGTCATATGATGGAGTGACGCGTACAGCCGACAGTGGTATAAACCCCTTGACTGGTGGATTTAGGTTTTGCGCTGGCGTGTATGAGTCTGCAAGTTCTCGCAAAATAACGATTGACAGTTCAGCCTTCGTAACTAATACAACTGCTGTGACAACTCCAACTCTAAACAGGTTTACAGTAGGTACTGATGCAGATAGTACGCCATTCTCTTGGCTGGATGGGGATGCTATTTATTTCAAACTTTACAATTTTGCACCCAGTCAGGCATATTTAGACGTAGAATATGACAACCAATCTGCCGTAGGTGCATGGTGGACTGCTGCTGACGAAGGTGGTGGGCCAGCTACACAAATACTAACACCAACAGCTATAGCATCTGAAGAGAACTTCGGTACTCCCAGTTTAGCCACAGGTCTAGTAACAGTAACAGCAATTGGTATAGCCTCTGAGGAAGCCATAGGCGACGTTAACCTGTCTAGTGGTGCAACACTACTAGCACCAGAGAGTATGACCTCTCAGGAGGTCATAGGAGACCCTAACCTATTAGTAGGTGCAACAGCACTAACAACCGAAAGTATAACAACAGAGGAGGCCCTAGGTCTAATCAGCTTGTTATCTCAGAGTGTTGTACTAGTATCTAGTATTACCTCAGAAGAGATTGTAGGTAACCCAGAGTTAGCATACGAACAGACTATATCTGTAGTTAGTGCACATACTGGGGAAACTATGGGTAGGACTACAGTACTAGGCGGAACAGTCGTATTAAGCTTAAACACAGTGTACAGAGATGTAATGTCAGATGTATATAGAACAACAATGAGGGATGGATATGATATTAGAACATAACGTAGACAAACCACTTGAGAAGGGTAGCCACTTATTAGTGGCTGCTATTACATCTGGTGACGTTAGTTTACAAGTATCAGTAGAAGGTTCACCATATGTGACCTTAGACGATGAGTTTTTCGTAGCAACAACAACCAAGTACTTAGCCCTACCAAAGTGTAGGATTCGTGCCATCATAACTGGTGTAGCCGAAGTAGTATTAGGTAAAATAGAATACACATAAGGAGCAATCATGAACGAAGCAGAGTTTACTAAGTATGTAAGCGGAGAGCCTATCATACCAAACCTGCCTCGTTTTGAGCGCAAGATGCTAATCAAGTATGGCAAGAGCTTCCGACACATTAATATACAAGAGCAATCACGTATAGACCGTGAGAAGAAGCGTATGGCCTACGGTAAGCAGCCACGCATGGTAACCAATACCGCACATGGTAAAGTACTGGACAAGGACTGTCTAGACCGTATTAAGAGCATTATAAAGCAGTTCGAGTCTGCTGATACACACAATGGACTCAAAGTACTACAATCAGTAATTGTACACCTATTAACAACACATGAAGTAATCCATGCTAAGTTAGTATCTTGGGAGTATGGTTATGGTGACCGTCACTGCCGTACATACATTACAGTAATAGAATCCGTATTACAATCACTACAACTACTGACATTAAACGATTTAGAATACAATGATGACTGGGATGAGGATGAAGAAGTACCCGACTGGTAAAGGAACATACAATAATGGCAGCACAACGCTTACAGGACATTATAGAGCTATACAGATTCGGAGAAACAGCAACCACATTCACAAGTAGCTGCAATCTAATCTACTCAGGTAAGACAGTACACATAATTGGCTTAGGAATAGGTATAACCAGAGCTGATTGGAGAGAGATAAAACAACACCTTAAAACACAAGGTATAACATCAGCAACATGGGAACGTAGAACCCCAGAACAGACAATAAATAAGACATTTAGACTATAATTGGTCAAAATATGACCATATAAACTCTATATAAATCAATGACATCACAAGGGTCCTATAATTTAGAGTGTACGACCCAGCGTGGGGAATCATATATTTCCCACAAGGAACTAAGACAGGGTTTCACCCTCCACTCTATCCGTAATATCACTATTTTGAAAAATTAAATCCTTATATGGAGTGGTACTCCGTCTTGACGTCAACTTTGTAATTCCCCCTTGGGCCATCCATTCACTCACTGCGTTCGCTCACACAAGAAGGACTCACTTCGTTCGTGTTTAGTCTGGTTTGTGTAAGGATCGTTCATCAATCGGGATGGGTGGGCTTACGAGCTGATATGTCTCTTTTCGTATCACTCATTACATAAGGTATCACCATCATGAACATCACACACTATCTAACCAACACATCACTAGGTAACACACACACTGTAGCATTCACTGTAACACACAACCAATGCGTAGTGAGTAGTCAGACATGGGACAATGAGGATACACTAGGTGGGCCATGGACAGATACACCTAAGATGAACTACACAATACAGTCTGGTCGTGAACTGTATAAGAGCTACTTAGCACAGGGGTACACAGTATGAAGAATTGGCATAACAACGCAGACTTAGCAGCAATAGTTACAATCGTTATCATAGCCTTATTCACAAGCTTATCACTTTACATTGGGAGTATATAACATGAGTAACATAGAGGTTGGTGACACAGTATGCTTCAAGAACTTAATACGTAAGAGTAGAGAGTACTTGGTCATTAGAGTAGATGGGGACGTGGCTTGCTTATTGAGCTATTGTGGACAACATGTAACATTAACTAACATACCTTTGGAGCAACTAGTCATGAGATTCAGTAGAACACATAGAGTAATCAACTTCATCAAGCGTCACTATAACAACTCGGCAGTTGGTACTATCGAGTCATATCAATCCATTATGAATGGGGAAGACAAGTAAGTAATACACATCCTGTTAGAATAGAGAGTTCTTAAGCAACGTCGATACACTTCGTTGCGCTCTCGCTTAATGATTTTAATGATTAAAGGGCAAAAGCCCAAACACTTTAAGGTAATATATCTCATGAACGTATTAAACTCTGTAAGAACTGCACTTAACACTAACACTTCATTAACTACTGAAATCAACACTCAGCTTGAAATAGCTCGTGATTCAATTGGTGATATGCAAGCAGCACAGAAACTTGTCAATCAAATGATTGGTTTGGTTCCTCGTTTAGTATTGGAGAAGGACGTATCAGTATCATTCACAGGTGGACGTGGAGAACTTATCACAGTTGATAAAGACTTAAATGATATCATGTGGTTAATAGCATTACAAAGTACCTTAGAAACAGGTACAGTAACAATCCTTGGTCTTACTGCACTATTCGCAGCATGGGCTAAAACAGAGATGAAAGCAGTATGGTCTACTGAGTCTCTTAAACCAATTACAACTCGTTTCGTAACTGAAATGATTAGGCAAGGTGTCATAGCATCCAAGATGGTAGCACGTGAAGTATCAGAAGGTAAGATACGTAAAGTATATATACTGACTGAAGCAACAGCACTTGAAGTAAGTGATATGGTCGAAGAGCTTAGAGCAGCCGTACCAATGAAATGTAAACCTTTAACAAATCAACCTAACGCTTGGACTGATAACAACAATGGAATACATGAGTCAGCAATGATTCAACTCATTAACGGTAGTAAGCAGAAGACAATAGCACCAGCAGTGCTAGCAGCAGTAAACAAACTACAGGCAGTATCGTTTGTAGTATCACCAGCTATGATGGACGCAGCAGACATACTTCTAGATAACCTAGCCGAGTATGGTGTGACTGATGAAGACGCACGTGTATATCGTGCAGTAAGTAAATGTACTGGTACAGTTCATTTCCCAATTACAATGGATAAGCGTGGACGTATGTACTACCGTGGTGGTTTAGTTACACCACAAGGCACTGACTTCTGTAAAGCAGCATTTCAGTTCGCTGATGCAGTAGCACTAGGCGAGACAGGCTTCGATGCCATAGCAATCCATACAGCTAATGCATGTGGTATGGACAAAATATCAATCAATGACCGTATCAGTTGGGTACAGTCGAACATAGACAGTGGTGCATTCGCAGCAATCACAGACTTTGAAGATGTAATGCAAGCATTTCCAAAAGCAGATACATTCCAAGCAACTGTAGCAATATTAGAAATCAATCGCATCCTAGCGTTAGATACAGACCCAGCTACAGTTACATCAACATTGGTATGTCATCAAGACGGAACATGTAACGGATTACAACACATGGCAGCTATAACGGGCAGCCGTGAGACAGCAGTATCAGTTAATTGCGTAGCATCTACTAAAGATGATGTACCAAGTGACATATACGGTATCATTGCAGACTGTGCAGCAACTATCACTGATGGTGAAGTACAGAAGCTAATAACTAAATATGGTCGTAACATGGCTAAAAACCCTGTAATGATTGTAGGTTATGGAGCTGGCGAAGATACAGTTATCGCTAACACTGAAGCATTCCTAGCTAAGAAAGGCGAAGATGTACTTCATGGTTCATTAATCGGTAAAGCGTACATGGAAGCATTAAACCAAAACGCTTCAGCAGTTAAATCATTCACTTCAGCAATAACACGCAGAATGGAAATGGCAATGGAAGCTGGATTAACTTCAGCACAATGGGTTACAGCGGATGGTTTCGTATGTGACATCGAATACACTAACATAGAGGACTTCAGAGTACGTGCAGGTGGCTTTAATGCAGTTAAAGTTGGTGCAGTTGGTAAGCTTGATGAAATCAAGACACGTGGCGCTATGGCTCCAAATCTAATTCACAGTGTAGATGCAACGCATTTACGTATGGTAGTAAATTCACTGAACCATGACCTAGTAACAGTTCATGATTCAATCGGTTCACACGCTGGTAACTTCTTCACCACAGCCAGCGCAATCAGAGAACAATTTGTAGCAGTTCATGAGTTCGATATCATGACTGAAGTATGCGACAAGTTAGCAGTTAAACCTGTTAAGTTTGTAGCTAAACGCAGAGCTGGTGGATATAACGCAAGCGAAGCACTTAATTCAACTTACATCTTTTCATAGGATAGACATCATGAGAACATATATCGTAGTAAACGGTTTGGTAGTATTTCTTAAATAATCAAAGGGGCTTCGGCCCCTTTTTTCATGTTCAAGCGAGGACACACCAATGGCAATATTAGATTTAAAAGACATACCACACGAGATGACCGAGTATGATATGGTGAATACATACAACATGTTAGTACGTTACATCAGAGGTCATTATAAAGAGAATAACGGCATTGGCATATGTGCAGACATATTAGGCCAAGACTTTCCAAGTGAAGTAAAACGAGCTTGGGCAGGTAAACGCAACTGTGTATTCCCAATTGAGGGAGACTATACAGGATATACACTCAACAACCGTAAACACGACCGTCGCACCACTCACGGTAAGCAACGATTAGAAATGGCAAAGTTCTGCCTAGAATGGGTAGAGGGGCAATTAACAGAGGAATTCAAATGAAATATACTCCTAAAGAACTAGCGGTTCTAAAGTATATGTATGACGAGAGTATGTACATATGTGGAGCATGTGACGAACACGAAGACATGTCTTATACTAACGAACAGGACATCGTTGAGTACTTCAAGTACAGTATATATGCGGCTGGTGGTATCATCAGTAGTCTAGAGGCAAAGATGGCCATCACAGACACAATGGACAGCGCACGAGGTAGTCACTTAAACGACTACGTACTTAATGATTATCAGTATATAGCAGATATGTACGCAAAAGGGCAATTAATATTATGAACAAACAATTAATCAAACAAGTAGCCAAGGTTATTGGCAAGAAGTTAGCAGTACATGAGTTAAACATTGTAAATGCTGCTAATGAAGTAATTCAGGATGATGATGCGAAAACTGTAATAACCGCATTCGATTGGGGCGACACACCACAAGGGTGTGACTTCTGGCATTACATATACTGTGGCGTATGGCCATACAATTACACAAGAGGCAAATCGTAGTGCTAACAGCATTCTTATTTTTAATAGTAGCTTGGATGGCATTCGTTATTCAAGAATTTGTAAAGACTGAAAGGAAGAAATAATATGAAAACCATCGAACGTAGAATCACAGCACAGGTTAGCGAGAAAGCTCCTGTACATCACGCAGCATTCACAGATTCAAAGCACCGTACATCAGATGGTGTATCAAGTAGTATCGCAGACACGTGGCGTACACGCGCTAACAACAAACCTTTAACAATCATTCGTACAGGAGCATAACATGTTTAAATTAATTCAGAACAAGAAAGTAATCTTTCAATCAGCTAAGAAGATTGATGCAATCTTTGAGCACCAACAATACAAGCGTCATGAGAAAGTGCGTTTAGTTGAGGCCAATGCCTAGCCTACCTTGGTGGGAGAGAACTTGGTTCTCTATCGTAGAACGTTGTGACCGATTCAGTGCAGAAGAAGTCACTTTAACTTATGAAGACATCCATACAATGCGGGAAGTAGCAGTAGAGTTTGCTAGACTCCGTAGCTTTAAAGCAGACTTGGATGATATAACACAGGAATATGCAGACTAGATGTTTAAGCAACACGACGTAGTTACAGAAGAGGATGTAGGCAACTTCATCCTTGAACTACACAATTCAACAACACAACCAATTGACGAGGTACTTAATCGTGAAGTCATCCAACTGGTTAGAGATAGCGAGAAACCTACCACTCGGTCATAAGGCTAGAGTGGACTGCCCTGCTTGTGGAGAGGGTACAAATACTAAGGCCATGATAGTTAGTCATAACATCAAGGCTTACTCTGGTTCCTGCTTCGCTTGTAGCCACCAGCCTTTCGAAATGAAGGGTAAACAAACACTTGCTGAAATAGCAGAACTAAAGAGGATTAACAATGAGTCATTACATGGAGCAGCAGGAGAACAACCTGCATTGCCAACTGATTTCACAACAGATATTCCGTTGGAAGGGAGATTGTGGCTTTACTCCAACGGCATCACAGACAAGCTTAAACGAGAATACAGCATCGGTTATTCAGAACGCCTTAAACGCGTTGTCATGCCTATATTCAATTCCGAAGGTACACTTACATGGTATCAGTGTAGAGCGTTACTTAAAGGACAAACACCTAAATATCTTCAGCCAAGAGGAGATAAGCATAGTGTGGTGTTCCAATCCAAACTACGGGAAACTGAGCACATTACATCAACAGTTGTTGTCGTTGAAGACATTATGTCGGCAATTAGAGTTGGTGAACTTTCCACAGCAGTATCCCTCCTCGGCACGAAAGCTACTACATCACAGGTTAACTATCTGTCAAAGTATGATAAGGTTATTACTTGGCTCGACAGTGATAAAGCTGGTAAAAGAGGAAGTGCTTCTATTAGACAATCTTGCGGCCTTCTTACAGAAACTTATAACATTGTCACAGAACATGACCCCAAATTCTATTCCAAACAACAAATAAAGGAAATACTATGTCAACATCTAAAATAGCACCTCACAGAGGCACAGAAGTCTTCGGAGTACTCATGGGTACTAAGCCATTAGGTAGTGTACCATTGGACGGTACAGACGGTCGTACTGTCTTAGATGCACAGCGCCTATACACACACGTTAAGAACGGTGTAGTATACTTCGCACTAACTGAAGGACCATTAAACGCCTTCAAATTCCTAACTAGTGAGTCTGCAAAACTGATAATCAGAACTAAAGCAGACCATAATCGTGCTATGGGACGACTCTTCGGCTACACTGAAGAGGAGATTGAAGAATTCATAGCAACAGAAGTAGCATGTGATTGTATTGCATGTACAGGAGCAGTACACTAATGGCATCTATTGATTTAGCATTACTACGAGTAATCAAGAACAAGACGGAGTACGACAAAGTATTCCGTTACATCCCATTGGATGCTGTTAACAAACGTACAGCACTTATGGCAAAATCTATTGGTAAGTATTTCGAGAATAACGAAACAGAAACCAGTATTAACTTTCACTCATTCCGTTCTATGTTCTTTAACTCTTACAACAAGAAGTTAAATGAAGCAGACACGGAGTTCTACAACACAATCTTAACTAAGATGGAATCAGATGTTCCTGAAGTAGTTAAGAACAACCTAGTAAACCAGATGTTAGAACTAGGCTTCGCAACTACTACTATGAACTTGATTGAAGAGTATCAAGCTGGCGAAGAGATTGACATTGTGCCAGAGGTAACTGACTTACTAAAGAAACTTAGTGAGCAAATGACTCGTGCAAATAAATTCGAATACGCAGACCTAGACGACAGCTCTGTAGAGGAGAATGACGACGAAGGCTTGGAGTGGTGTCTACCTGAACTGAACGAACGGTACAGACGCATACAGCCCGCAGACCAGACGATTATAGCTGCATGTCCCGGATTAGGTAAGACTACATTCCTAACATGTAACAATGTATCTATGGTTAGAGGTATGAAAGATACTGACATCATTGTTTGGTTCAATAACGAATCAAGTAGACAACGTATCATGAAACGTCAGATGCAATCTGCATTAAATGCCACATCACAAGAACTATCAGACATGCCTAAAGACGAGCGTGATGCAGCCTACCTAAAGATAATGGGTAGACGTGACCGTGTACGTGTGTATGACATTCATGGTAAGAGCAACCTATATATCCTAGATATACTAGAGAGCATTCGTAAAGAAGGCTTAACTATTGGTGCCGTTGTGTGTGATATGTTAGACAACATTAAATTCCCAACACGACGTAACCTTGATGAACACCACCGACTCGAAGAACTATACAAATGGTTCCGTGAGCTAGGTGTAGAATACGCTTGTCCAACATTCCCTACTAGCCAAGTTAGTTGTGAAGGTGAAGGACTACTCTACCCAGCGCAACATATGCTGAAAGGTAGTAAGACAGGTAAACAAGGAGCATGTGATAATATACTCATGATTGGTTTCGATGATGATACCATGAACCCAAATAACCGTGGCATATCTATGCCTAAAACTAAAACACTACGTGCTGGTAAGCAACCATTACTGGATACTTATAAGCTAGATGGTGACAGAGGAATGTACCGATGAAACGTAATGACCCACCCTGTATATGGAAAGCTGTGCTAATAGTATGGTTAGGTGTAGTACTAATTGTAAGTAGTGTATTTGTAGAAGCTAAAGAGATACGTATTGGCTTAATAGAGCATGGCGTAACAGCAACCAACGTATGCGCAGCTATCGAACATGGTGACGTGATTATACTAAACACTGGTGGCGGCTCTGTAACTGAAGGTCATGCATTAGCAGAATGTATACGCTCTAAGAATGTATTAGTAAAAGTACGTAGAGCACTATCGGCAGGTGTATACCTAGTATTTGGTGCTAAACGAATTTGTTTTGACATAGGTGCGAGAGTAGGTGCACATTCACCGTATACTACGTACAGCGATGGTACAATAAGGTATTTGTCAACACAGAAGATTAGAGACCTAATGGGTTCATGGGGAAACACCTTGTATTCATATGGATACTCACAAGAGAGTATATTCTATCTAGTAGGTGTAACTATAATGACACCACCAGAAAACATATCATATATACCTATACGTACAGTAAAAGCTATACTTGGTGACAGGTACATAGGAGAATGTGGAGATGTCTTGTGAAAGTAATCTTAGTGATGATATTGTTTACTATTGCCCTAATACACGTAGCTACAGTTTTGGTGAAGCACTTCTTAATAAAGAAGCCAATCCTATGGTTAAAGAAGAAACTAAAATGAAACCAATCAAATCCAATGGCGGTTCGTCCGCATACTACACACTAGTCATTAATGACCAGACAGTAGAAACAGAAGATGTTATACGTGATGTATTTGCAAACGACTTTGACTTCGGCAATGCCTTTAAGTCATTAGTACGTGCATATGGTGCTTTAAATGGTGCTGGTAAGGACGGTAACACAGTAGACTATGAAATGAATAAACTCCGTTATTCATCAAAGAAAATAGAGAAACATAATGGCTAAAATTAGAAGCTTATTTAAGAACGAAGAAGTAATGGCATCCTTTGATAACGGTAACAACGATTTCGAAGCAGCAGCATACCTATCGTCATTAGGACGCGTAGAAGTATCACCACAGTTAGTACGCTACTGGCGTAGACACATGACTGAAGTTGTGAAAAAGAATGGACAACCTTATGCTGGTACAGGCGCAGTAGACCTAGTAATCAAATCAGAAGTAACACTACGTAAACCATCCATCACAGATGATGACCGTACAGTTAAAGTAAAAAGTGAGAAGAAGCGCAACAGTCGGATACTTATTATTCCTGACCAACACGCCCCATATAACCACCCTGACGCTGTCAATTTCTTAATTGCAGTAGCAGCTAAAATCCGTCCAACCCGTGTTATTAACTTGGGTGACGAAACAGATGGTCACGCGCTCTCTATGCACGACTCAGACCCTTCATTGGATTCTGCGGGTGTTGAGTTGACTAAAGCACGAGTGTTCATACAGGAGCTTGAGAGAGTATTCCCTGTCATGGATATTTGTCATAGTAATCACGGTAGCTTAGTCTATCGCAGAGCGTTTAAATCAGGTATACCAGCAGAGTATATCAAACCATACCGCGAAGTTCTTTTTCCACAGGGAGAAGGTCAAGGCTGGGACTGGAAAGATAAGCATCGTGTTACACTACCCAATGGTGAAGACGTTATCTTTCAGCATCAATCAGCAGGGGACACGCTGAACAATGCTGCACATGAGAGAGTAAGTATAGTGGAAGGCCACGAACACGGTAAGTTTGAAATTCAATACCGTAGTTCTTCTTCAGCCTTGTATTGGACTATCATCTCTGGTTGCCTAATCGACCCTAAAGCCTTGGCCTTCGCCTATGGTAAATTATTTCCTAAGAAACCTATCTTAGGCTGTTCAGCCATTATTGATTCTATTCCTCGCTTAATCCCGATGGAATTGGACGCACATGGACGCTGGACAGGAGTTCTAAATGGATTCTAAGGATGACTTCACTATGTCAGGTGATGGCTACAGAGTGACTCGTAACGGAGTTACTATGTGGAAGCCTGAAGAGATGTCAGATAACCATTGGTTCAAGTACGTAGCTCCCCGTGTTGGTAAGAGTTACGTCAGAGGTTCCAACTATCTATTCGGTCAAGATGAAGAAACACCGCTAGAAGGTGTAGAAGAAATGGAAGAAGGTTGCTCAGGAGGAGCCTGCGCAATTTAATTTTACTAGGCATTCTGTATGAGTGCCTATCATAAACTAAATTAACAAAGGAGCAAGAGTGATGATAGCAAAACTACTAGCAGGATTAGTATCACCAGTTACTAACTACCTGTCAAAACGACATGACAACAAGACAGCAATCAAACAACAGAAAGTACAGCGTATTATGAATGCTGATACTGAAGAAGCAGCACTAGCCATAGTAATGGTAGGTGATATGCGTGGCTCATTGAAAGACGAGTACTGGACAATAGTATTATCTATACCAGCAATAGCTTCGTTCTTTCCAGCAGCAGCCCCACATATTCAACAAGGTTTTGTAGTACTAGCAACCATGCCAGACTTCTACCAATATTGGTTAGGTATCTGTGTATTAACAGCATTTGGGATGAGATTAAAGAAATGAAAACAATCATACACGTAAACCAACATGTGATTAAAGCTAACCGTAAGAACGGTACACAAGAGCCTGTACTTACGTGTAAGACATATAAAACAAATGAGTATACCAACACAGCAGTCATCATGAAAGATGGCGAGGAAGTCGGTAGATTCGTATATAGACCAGATAAACCACTATCATGTGGTGCACATGTCTGGTTTGAAACAAATAACGAAGTAGTAGGGATAGTATAATGAACATATTTACGTTTGATTTAGAAGTGGAGAATCACCGCTTAAACAAAAGATTGGCTGGTCCATTTGACGAACGTAACTATGTCGTACAAATAGGCTGGAAGTGGAATAGAAACCCAGCACAAGAACAGTATTACACTGAATACCATAGAGATAATGTATTACCAGTAGAGCTAATAAACCAGCTACAGAAAGGTGACATTATAAATGGTTTCAATATAAAGTTTGATTTACTATGGGTGTGGAAAGAGCCTGCCCTAGTAGCAGCATTCAAACGTGGTGTACGTATCTATGATGGCCAATACGCTGAGTATATGCTCGGTGGTATGACACAAGACGTACAGATGGTATCAATGAACATGGTTGCCGAACAATACGGTGGTGGATGTAAGATTGATGCTGTAAAAGAAATGTGGGAGAACGGTGCACTAACGAGTGAAATACCTCGTGGACTACTAACAGACTACTTAATCGGTGACGGTGAAGATATAGTCGGAGATGTAGACAACACCTTCTTAATCATGATGGGACAAGTCGAGCGTATGAACGAGACTATGCCCAAAGAATTTAAGACTATGCTACGTATGCGCTTTGATGGACTATGTGCAACTACTGAGATGGAATATAACGGCATGTTCGTTGACCAAACCATTGCAGAAGAAGACAGAGAGAATCTTGCAGCAGCAGTAGCACAAGCATCAGAGGAATTAGAGAGCTTCATACCTAAACTACCTGAAGAAGTAGAGTTTAACTGGGGAAGCCCTCAGATGAAATCATGCTTAATATTCGGTGGTACAATAAAGTATGGTAAGTGGACACCTAACCTAAATGAAGCTGGTGACATGGTATATGTACAACAAACAGTACTAGAACCAGCACTAGACGACGAGGGACAACAAATAATATACAAATCTGGCCTAAAGAAAGGCGAGGGGAAATTTAAGAATGTTAAAATCGACGATAAGACAAAGCCAAAAGGTTCTATTAAGGACCATTATTTTACTTTCGCTGGTTACACTTCCCCTAATCCACGTTGGGCAGGGGCAGCTACAGATGCGAAGGGAGGGATACTATATTCAACTAACGCAGACACAATTGAGGCGTTATCGACTAGAGGTATTCCATTCACTAATACGCTCGCAAAGTACACGTCGTGCCACAAAGATTTAAGTACATACTATTGGACAGAAGATGACAAGGGCAACCGTAAAGGTATGCTCACGCTGTTAGGGGAAGATTCTATAATACATCATAGCCTAAACCACACTAGTACAGTGACAGGTCGTATGAGTAGTAGTAACCCTAACTTACAAACATTACCACGTAAAGGTACATCACAAGTTAAGAGAATGTTTACTTCTCGATTTGGTACTGAAGGACGTATGGCAGAGATAGATTACTCACAGTTAGAAGTTGTAATACAAGGTATGTTAACGAAAGATGTACAACTGTGTGAAGATTTAAATAACCGTGTAGACTTTCACTGTAAACGTCTAGCAACTAAACTAGGAGAAGAATATGAATACGTCCTACACAAATGTAAGGTGGAAGGAGACGAAAAATACGGAGCCATGCGTACAGGAGCAAAAGGATTCTCATTCCAGAGAGCTTACGGTGCAGGAGTATCTGCTATTGTGGAAGCTACAGGAATGTCAAAAGCTGACGTGGAAGCTCTTATCGAAGCAGAGGGAATACTCTATCCAACAGTGCAACGATTTGATGAGATGTTGGAACGACATATCAACGATAACGCAACCCGCACTGATTCCAAACTATTCCACGGAGGAATTGCTTTCAATCAACAAGAGTCTGTATGGCATTCACCAACTGGTACAATGTATAAATGGAGACAAGGAATCACGCCTGACTTTATGCATAAATCAGGCAAGTACACTGGTTTCTCGCCTACTGAACGTAAGAATTACCCGATGCAGGGAGAAGGCGGCTTCGTAATGCAAACTATGTTAGGCAAAGTGTGGAGATACTTCGTAGAAAATGACTACTTCGGTGGTGATATTCTATTAGTAAACTCAGTACATGATTGCTTATTACTAGATGGCAAGAACGATGAAGCAATAACACCTGTATACAGAGCAGTACACAAGATATTAGAGACCGTTCCAGAGGTATTCAATAACGCATACCCTGAACTCAAATTAGCAGTACCCTTCCCAGCAGAAACGGAAGTAGGTGCAGACCTTTACGATATGACAGTAAAGCACTAACCAAACAATAGGAATTAAAACATGTTAGACTTAAATGCAATTAGCCAAGCCGCAGTACAATCAGACAACACTTCAGTAGATAGTTCTGGTGATTTCGTAAAAGCAGTAGCAGTAGAAGGACCAGCACTAGGTCGTATCCGTGAATACGTAGAGCTAGGTCGCCATGCACCAGATGCAGTAGGTTTAGCTAAAGGCTACAAGCCAGCTAAGAAAGGTTACCTTGTAATCGAATTGTTACACAAGAAGCACATTCAAGAGATGGGTGACAAATTAGTACCGCACGAAGTTAAAATCTTCTTCAACAAAGGTGTTAAAGCTACATCCAACTATAAGAAATTATTCAAGCAAATCAACACAGCCACAGGTGGTTCAGCTCAGACTTTCGTAGACTTGATTGGTAAGCCATTCAAAGCTAAGGTAGTACACAACGTAGTCGGGACAGGTGCAGATGCAAAGACTTATGTAAACCTAGAGAACTACGACACTCCTCAACGTGAGAACGATGAAGGTGACTTAGTAAACATCACAGTACCAGAGTTGATGGGTGCAGTTCGTTTATTCTTATGGGAAAACGAATCAGTATCAGACGCACAGGTTGTGGCTATGTGGGAATCTATCCATAACGATAGAACTTACGTCAAGAATGCTGGTAAAGATAACGAGACTGAAGAATCTATGAATTGGGACCAAGAGAAAATCATGGCTGGATTAGATTGGGAAGACTCACGTACTAAGCAAGTGGTAGCACCTGACGACATCGATTTAGATGAAGCACCAGAGATGCCAGCAGAAACAGTACAATCAAATGACGAAGTAGACTTTTAAGGAATACTCATGGACTTAGCAGCTATTGCATCACAAGCTGCCGAGTCAGGTTCCCTGTTAAACACGTTCGTAAAAGGGCGTGTACTACAGTTGGACGCTGATTTCGGTTGTTACGAATGCTCGTGGTTAGACAAATCACTACAAGAAAACATAATACAATTAAAGAAATTGATAGAGACTTGCAGACTTACAGCAGGTGCAGAGTTCGTCAACGTACACATTACCCTTGGTATGAAAGGTGGTCGTAATCAAATGGCTACTGTCAAACCTTATCAAGAGAAGCGAAACAAATCAATTGACCCTGAGAAGACAGCCAGAGTATCGGCACTACGTAACTTCTTAGCAAATTACAACACAGACATAGCCACACCTATAGCAAACGTGCTACAAGAGGCTGATGATTCACTAACAATAATGCAACTAGAACGCATAGCAGAGTTTGGTTTAAAAAGCTCAGTTATCATGTCTGGTGATAAAGACTTATGGATGTCAGAAGGCTTACATTGTGAGCAGAAGACAGGAGACATATACGAAGTAAAAGGTTATGGTAAAACTGAATGGAAAGAAGTAGGTAATGTTAAACCTAAATTAGTTGGTAGAGGTACTAGCTGGTTCTGGCATCAACTATTACATGGTGATGGTGCAGATAACATTGCTGGATTACCACAACTTTCAGGTAAGTTACTTAACAGATATTTACCAACTAAGAAGATAAACGCTAAACGTGCCTCACAACCTTGTGGTGAAGCTAAATCCTATGCTATACTCAAGGGTGTCACTTCTGATAGAGATGCTTGTACAAGAGTACGAGAAGCCTATATTGAGTATTACAAGGAAGGTAACGCATTAGAGATGTTAATAGAACAAGCGTTCTTGTTATGGATGCGTAGAACTAAGAAATTAGATGATGTATTGGACTTCTTAACCGAGTCTGGAATGATAGCTGTATTCAGCTCAAGTCAGACACAACGCCTAGAAGAATACAAACGTTTAGCAAAAATACAATTAAAGGAGAGTGACTTATCAAATTCATAGTAGCAGTCAACGAGACAGAAGAATTACCAGATGGTACTAAAGGTTCAGTTACCTTTGACCATATTGAGACAGGTACAACTTGTAGACGTACTAACAGGAAACACTTACACGCATATTTAATGGCACGTGGTGTACCTAAGCAGTATGTTAAACAAACAATGAAGCGTCTAGGCTTTGATAATGCAGCCTTGGGACCAACTCAAGACGAAATTAAGAAGATGCTTAAAACTAAACAAACGTTAAAAGCTTTGTAATGTCAGTCACCAGACTAAAGACCACACAGGTCTCCGGTGTGCTCTCTCAAGTCGTAAAGAAACAGGGCGGTAAGTGCGCCATATGTGGACACCCATTCACCCAACGTGATGTAGCTGTGCTAGACCATTGTCACACTAAAGGATACATACGAGGGGCCTTACACAACTCGTGTAATGGCATAGAGGGCCGTGTTAAGAAATTAGCACAGAGAGGGCATACCGGTATATCGGCTGAGAAATATGTAATAGGGTTAGGTAAGTACTTGGATGAACACAAGACACCTAAATACAATTACTTACATCCAAGCCACAAGACTGAAGATGAAAAGCGATTAGCACGTAACAAGAAAGCTCGTGCAGTTAGGGCTAAGAATAAGGTGTAACATGAATATAGCCGACCAAATAGCTTGGGAAAGAGAATGTCTAGAAAGAGGAACGGAGCGGTATTATGCAAACCAAGACCGCTTACGCGACTCTGGCCAATCGGACCAAACTGATGTCGGCTCTTATTTATTAAAGAATCGACTACAGGATGTAGCAACCCGATTAGAAACTATGGCCAACACTAGAGGTGCTGGTAGAGCAAATAAGTACAACGCACTACTCAAACAAGTAGCAATGGACGAAGACTATCTCAAGATAGCTTACATTGGTTTACGTGTAGTAATAGGTGCTGTACAAGAACGTAAGAATAATAAGATAATAAACGTATGTATGAATATTGGTACTCGATTAGAGTCTGATTTAAAATGCCAACTGTTTGAAGCACAGAATCCAGAATATTATGGAACGGTGAAAAAATCATTTTCACAACAGAATATAACTGACTTCACACACATGCACAAAGTTATGAACCTGAAGTTTAACCAATTCGGTTATGATTGGAATGAGTGGTCACAGCTATACAAAGCCCATGCTGGCCAACGTGTACTAACAGCAATCTTACATGTATTTAATGATGTCCTATTCATGGACCTTAAACGTGCAGCTAAGAAGACAACATACCATTTAGAGACAACAGTAGCATTTGATGATTGGGCAGCAGAGTTTGAGAAAGAGAGAGGATTTATGTTCCCCTTCTTACTACCTCTTAAAATACCACCAAATGATTGGACTGATAACCTAACAAACTCAGTCTACTACACACACCAGATGAACTCACAACTACCGTTGATAAAGGCTCAGAAAGGAGATGCTAGAAATTACGTATCCCAACATGACCCAGTACAACATAGAGAGGCATTAAACAAGTTACAACAAACACCTTGGAAAATTAACAAAGAAGTATTAGAAGTACAGCGCACAATCTACGATAAGAATTTATCAATAGGTATGCCATCAAGTGAACGTATAGAGATACCATCATTCCCTGAACACTTAAAGGAATTGAAGAAGGAGAATCTAAACGAAGCACAACTCGAAGAAGTTACTATGTGGAAAGAAATAGCCAAAGCGGCATACGGTAGAGAAAACCAGCGCAAAGGCCAAGTATTATCCTACATTAGAACTAGTAAATTAGCCCTTGAACTATCTGAGTGGGACGAGTTTTACTACGCATACAACTGCGACTTCAGAGGACGTATATACTGTGCTACAGCAGGACTGTCGCCACAGGGTGCAGATACCGCTAAAGGCTTACTATGCTTTGCTAAGGACGTTGTACTAGGTACAGAGGGTGTTAAGTGGTTAGCTATACAAGGAGCAAATACTTTTGGCGAAGACAAATGCAGTTACGCAGACAGAGTTACGTGGATTCAGTCACAAGAAGACTTTATCAAACGTACAGTTAACGACCCAATTGGGTACAGAGACTTCTGGGGCAGTGCTGACAAACCATACCAATTCCTAGCATTCTGTTTCGAATGGGCAAACTGTGACTACGGAAGAAATGTTAAGGCAGTGGGCAGAATCCCAGTGGGACTTGACGGCAGTTGTAATGGGTTGCAACATTTCTCAGCAATGCTAAGAGACGGTGTTGGAGCTAAAGCAACAAACTTATCAAACTCAGACACCCCAGCCGATATTTACGGTGAAGTCGCTACAGTTACTACAGAAAAGCTTCGATGTATGGACCACCCGTATGCAAAAGTCTGGTTGCGAGTAGGTATCGATAGGTATTGTACTAAAAGACCTGTAATGACGCTACCTTATGGTGCGACTCAGCAGTCTGCTAGACAGTATATAATGGAATATGTATTGGAGAATTGGACAAAGTTTGACTTAGATGACAAACTACAGTTCGAGATGGCCAAATTCCTAACACCTATCTTATGGGAATCTATAGGAGAAGTAGTTATTGCTGCTAGAGGAGCTATGAGCTGGTTACAGAAGAGTATACCAAAGGACTTTGTAGCTTGGTTAACGCCAATCGGTTTCCCAGTATACCAATATTACCAGAAGACAAACAGTATAGAAATAAGAACACAACTAAATGGCGGGTGTCGTTTGTGGCTTCAGAACTTTGAAGATGCAACACCTAATAGAGTAGGCCAACGGAATGGTATAGCACCAAACTTTGTACACTCTATCGACAGTACGCACATGGTTATGACAATCAATGAGATGGGTGATGAATGCCTTGCTATGATACACGATGACTTCGGTACACATGCGGGACACACACAGAAACTATTTGATAAGATTAGAATAGCCTTCTTAGACTTATATACTACGTCAGACCCACTAGTAGACTGGGCCAACCAGTTAGGTATAGATACAAATACTATGCCACCAACAGGTACATACGATATACACGAAATAACGGCTGCCGAATATTTCTTCGGTTAGCCCACTTATAGAAGATAACTAATGAGTATAAATGATTTATCACATACTAAGGACCCAAGGGGATTAGTACAGAGAGATATAGATTATCTAGAACAAGTATTTAAAGTAAGACCTGTAAAACCTAGCATGACTCAGAATGAGATTATGTTTCAAGCAGGTCAACAAGATGTAATTAGACACATCAAGGAGAAGTTAGTATCATGACTACTTTACAGAAAGTAGGTAGAGATAAGGTACTTGCTCTCGAAAAGGTTATGAAGGAACATCCACAGGTAGAGATAACAGCAGTAGAGTATTTCTGCGGTGGTGTGTACGCAAGAGAGATTACAATACCAGAAGGTGTTGCACTTGTAGGCGAGATACATCTAAAGGACCAAATCAATGTAGTATCCAAGGGGAGCATTAAGATAGTCACTGAAGATGGTGAAAAGATTATAGATGCTCCTGCTACGTTTATATCTAAAGCAGGTGTTAAGCGAGCAGGGTACGCAATTACAGAAACAGTGTGGACTGAGTTCATAGCAACAGAACTAACAAACGAAGATGATATACGCCAAGAGTTTATTGCTCCTGACTATGAAACCCTCGACAAACAATTGGAGAAACAGTATGAACCAACTACAAGAATTGACACACATAACTGAGTTGTGCGTACAGTACAACATACAAGAGTGTGTTCCTTGGAGTGGTGCATTAGATAGAGATGGGTACGGGCATGTTCGTGAAGGACAACTACGACACAAAGCACATAGGAAAGCGTATGATTTAGTCAGTGCAGACCTAAAGAGAGGTAGTGTTGTATTACATACTTGCGACAACCCAAGTTGTGTAAATCCCAAACATCTCCAACAAGGCACTCAAGCAGATAACATGGCGGACAAAGTAAGTAAGTCAAGACAAGTTCGCGGAGAAGCTAAAAACGGTATATTATCAGAACAGGATGTAAAACAGATGAGAGAATTAACTAGTTATATACCAAATGTAAAGATAGCTAAACTATTTGGTGTATGTAGACAATCAGTAGATAACATAATTAACAGAGTCACGTGGAAGCACGTAGGAGGTGACTTATCGCTTGGATAGTCACGGCAGTAGCCGCATCAGCGGTGTTTAGTATAGGTAGTTCTATGCTACAAGCAAAAGCATCAAAGAAAGCAGCAAAACAAGCAAAAGAAGATGCCGTTGAAGCAGATATACAAGCTCGTAAATCTGAAGTATTCGCAGAGACAGAAGGCGAGGGTGTAGGCTCAATGGGACAAATATCGTTAGAAGTTGATGACGAAGAAATAGAGAGCGAAGTTGGCTCGACAATAAGGATTTAAAATGAACTCAGAAAAACATGCTGAGAAGTATTTGTCGGGTGATTACTTACTTAAAGGCGAGTTCCATAAGATGTCAGCTATGCGCGAATCTGTTCTTACTAGAGCAGAGCGATACGCTGGATGGACAATGCCGACTATATTTCCAGACAACTCCGTAGGCAACGATGAAGAGTTTCAGAATGACTTTCAATCAGTGGGCGCACAGGCAGTAAACAACCTATCTAACAAGATTATGATGGCATTGTTTCAACCTTCAAGACCATTCTTTCGACTAACGTTAACAGACGAACAAAAGGAAGAAGTATTATCAGAAAACGTGGGACTAGACACAGCAGACATCCAAGAGGCATTAGCAGCCAGCGAACGTGGTTCAATGCGAGAGCTAGAGAAAATCAACGCTCGTGTGACTATGACGGATTGTATCCTACAGTTGATAATCACAGGTAATGCTTTAATGTATATGCCAGATGATGGTGGTATGCAAGCTTACTCTTTACGTGATTATGTAATAGAGCGTGACCTACGTGGCAACACAGTTAAGATAATCATTCAGGAGACTAAAGCAGTATCCGCATTGAGTGATGAGTTGGCCATGATTGCAGCAGAACAAAACATTCTTGAAGATGCAGAAGTAACTATATTCACAGGTATCCAACGAGTAGCTAAAGACCACTTCGTAGTATGGCAAGAGCTAGAAGATTTATGTGCATGTCATTTGAAAGTTGGGCATTACAAAGAAGACGACTTACCGTGGCTACCATTAACTTGGGCATTAGCCCGAAATAAAGATTACGGTACAGGTTTAGTTGAGATGTATGCAGGTGACTTCCACACGTTGTCTACGTTAGCAGAAGCTATCTTAGATTATACTGTGATTATTACTGACGTTAAGATTCTAGTAGACCCTACTGGTATGACAGACGTTAAGAAGATTACAGAAGCGGCAAGTGGTGAATACGTACACGGTAGAGAAGAGGACTTATATGTTCACACAGCCAATGTACAAGCAGCATCAGACTTCTTACTCACGCAGTTCCAAGCAGTAGAACGTAGAATCGCAGCAGCATTCCTTCTTAACAACTCCGTAACACGAGATGCAGAGCGAGTAACCGCTGAAGAGATACGTATGCAAGCCCAAGAGTTAGAAGGCTCTTACGGTGGTGTATACTCACGATTAGCTACAGACATGCAGCTTCCTTTAGCCAAGAGACTGATTAAGAAATTCGACCCTATCCTTAAAGAAGTAGAACCTGTCATTGTTACAGGATTAGACTCTTTATCTAGGAACTCCGAGTTAGACCGTACACGTGCATTCTTTAATGACCTAGTATCATTAAGTGATGTACCAGAAGAAGTAGCACTACGTATTGATTATGGAAAACTAATCGCTATGTTAGGTGCAGGTCATGGTATAACCTATGGCGACTTACTCAAGTCAGAAGAAGATGTTAAAGCAGCACAGGCTCAGAGAGCACAACAGGAAGCACAAGCAGCAGGTCAAATAGCCCAAGCTGAAGCGCAAGCACAACCACAGACAGGACAAAAATAAATGACAACTGACGTTAATGTAACCCCAACTAGTGAAGAAGTACCAGTTGCGGAAGCACCCTCCCCTAACGAGAATTGGCAAGAAGATAATAGACTAGACGACAGTGGTAACCCCATTGAGAATCCAGTCCCAGTAGAAGAAGAAGCAGAAGCCCCAGCAGAAGAAGCTGTAGAAGGCGAAGCTAAACTAGATGAAGCAGAAGCACCTGTAGAAGATGCCAAACCTTTACCTAAGTTCGATTCTTCAGCAGCAGAGAAAGTACGACCGTTCTTAGAAGATGCAGGACTAACCCCATCAGAAGTAGCTACAGCAGTTACCGAAGCAGATGGCGAAGTAAGCATCGAGATTATGAAGAAGCTCGTAGAGAAGCATGGAGAAGGTGTAGCAGGTTTAATTGCAGATAAATTAAAAGGCTTACATACCTCTAATGTAGTAGCATCTAAAGCAGCAGATAATAAAATCTTTACCCAAGTACAAGATGCCTTTAAAGGAATCACTGACCAAACAGGTGCAGACACTTTTAAAGAACTTGCAACATGGGCAAAGACAAATCTACCAGTATCAGACCGTGAAGAAATCAATGGTCTATTACGTCAAGGTGGAAAAGCAGCGGAACTAGCAATAGATTCGTTAGTACAAAGTTTTAAGAAGTCCGACTCGTTTATATCTCAACCAGCCAAATTAGTGACAGGTGAGAGTTCAGTAACCGAGTATGGTAGCAAACCATTAGACAAATCAGGCTATAATCGTGAACTCCGAAAGTTAATGGATAACGGGCATAACTACGAAACTAGTCCAGAAATTGCACAACTAAACAGCCGTCGGTCGAAATCAATCGCCCGTGGTTATTAATTAAAGATTAGGAATATTATATGTCAATTGTAGGCCAAGCAGTAGCAAACGAACAAGTACGTTCAGGACATCAAGCCGGAGTAGATTCTGGTAACGTCAACCCACTTTACATCGAGCAATATGGTGGCGAAGTTGAGCACCGTATCCTTAAAGAATCTTTCATGCGTCAGTTCTTTAAATTCAAAACCATCCGTGGTACTGATACCTTAACTAACGACCGTATTGGTTCAAGTGCATTGCAGAAAGTTGCACGTGGTATTCGTCCAGTTGATAACGGTGTTACGTTCGATAACATCTCTATCAAAATCGATACAATCGTATTGGCTCGTACCAACGAATTCGTTCTTGATTCATTCTTGTCTCACATCGATACTCGTAAAGAAATCGGTATGGAGCACGGTAAAGAAATCGGTAAATTCTTCGATGAGTCTTTCTTAGTACAGGGCATCAAAGCTTGCCAAGTAACTAACCTTGACCCAGATGGCGTTTCACTAGGTGGTTGGGAAGGTTTAACTCCTACTAACATCGTTCGCACAGCCCCTAAAGGCTTCCAAGGTGGTACTCCAATCGTACTAGCTGGTGTTGGTGATGAACTAGACCCAGATTTGCTAGAATTAGCAATTCAGGACATGTGCCAGAAAATTGAAGAGAAAGATGTTGATGTATCTGAAGCAGTATTACTCATGCGTCCAGCACAGTACTACGCTTTACTACGTAACCAAAAACTTATCTCTCGTGACTTCAGTTCAGTCAATGGCGATTACGCTAAAGGCGACGTATTAGAATCTTGTGGTGTTCGTATCCAGAAGACTAACCGTTTCCCTAAAGCTAGTGATGTTGGTGTAACTCACTTCCTTTCTAACGCTGGTAACGGTAACGCTTATGACGTTTCTGCCAACGACCAGAAATGTGTTGTATGCTTGTTAATGCCTAAAGCATTGCTTGCTGGTGAGACCATTCCTTTGACCTCTGATGTTTATTTCGATAAGAAAGAAATGCAGTGGTTCATCGATTCTTACTTGAGCTTCGCAGTAACTCCTAACCGCGCAGAAATGGCGGCAGGTATCTTCAGTTCAACTGTAGCATAACCTTAGTACAACTTTAGAAGCCCTTCTCACGAGGGGCTTTTATAAGTGGTATTTATTAACACTTAGATATATGAGCAATTAGGTTCATATGTCTGTTTTCTTTGCAAAGGAAATAGTATGGAAAAGTTAGAAGCAGTACAAATGCTTTTACGCGCAGTAGGTTCTAGTCCAGTGAACAGCTTGAACGTTGCTCACCCAGACGTAGCCAACGCAGTAAGTAGTTTAGAAAGACTACGTAAGAGTGTACAAAGACGAGGATGGTGGTTCAACACTGACTACAACGTAATATTCCAAGCGGATGTATCAGGAGAAGTTAGAATACCAAAAGAAGTTACAAAATTTATAGCAGCAGATGCAACGTATGTTAAACGTGGTAGAAAGGTCTACAACTCACAGACCCAGACGTTTAATATAGGTACAGAAGTAATAGCATTAAAAACAGTACGTAGCTTAGAGTGGGAAGAGATGCCAGCAAGTATGCAAGAGTATACAGCTTATCTAGCATGTTCTCAGTTTGTGAGCGACGAACTGGAAGACCCTGCAAAAGAACAGAAATACCAGACATTAGCAGGTATAGCTAAAATTGATGTAGATGCAGAGGATTTAGAATCAGTAAAAGTAAATGTGTTTTGGAACCAG